CCAGTTATCATTAACTGCATTAATATAAAGATTAACATCCCAAGTAACTCCATTATAAACAGCTACTATTGTAGATTCTCTATTTAATTGAGCAGAACTAAGATTAGTACCTAATATATTAAAATTATAAGTAGCTTTATCAACTACACCTTTATAATAAAAAGTAAATGTAGATCCTTCATCAAAAGAACCTGTTGTAGTGATTATATAATTAGAAGTTAATGTACCTGTTCCTGTTATTGTAAAAGGAATGTTTGTTATATTATTAGTTAAACTAATAGTATCTCCTGAAAAATTTATATTTATTTCCATATTAATTTATTAAAAAAGTATATTGACCTGCAAAAACATTATATCCACCAGCTAAATTTGCAATACTAAATCCTGTATTTCCATTATCATATCTATCATTTATTCTTAACCAACTATTACCTTGTAGTGAACCATCACCACTTATCATAGGAGTTGCCTCATTAATAATAGAACCTCTACTTATCATTATAGGAGTTCCTGTAGCAAGTGCATAAGTTTTACTTGCTGGAATTCTTACATGTAATCTTATTCGACCAGGAGCATCGGCTTGTAATAAAAATCTAAAATAAATAGTCATTTGATTTCCTATTATATAATAATAAAACCAACTTGTAGCTAAACTAGATATTGTAATATTTGGAATTAAACTTCCTTGTATAGCTGCTCTATCATCTACCCATAATAAATTACTACCAGTGTTACTTGTACTTATAGTTACAGGTACAGATATAGGTGTTACATTAAGTACACCATCAATAGCATTTTCTACAGCAGTAGTAAATGTTTCACTACCTGTTACAGCGTCTACTACAGTATCACTAGTAAAAATTTCTTCAGGAAAGTTTATGTTCCAAGAAGAAGTACAACCATCAATTACACCTTCTACAGTACATTCAATAGGTCTTTCTTCACCTACATTAGCAGTAAAACTTATTTCAGGAGTACAACCATCTTCACCAGGAGGTCCTTGTGTACCATTAGTACCATTAGTACCGTTAGTACCATTACTAGGTTGTAAATTAACAGCTTGATCACAGTCATCAGTAAATCCACTTGCACTTAAATAAATAGGATTAGCTAATAACCAAGCATCAGTCATTATATTACTATTGTAATCAGGTTTTGTACCAGTACCATCAATCCAGCTAATAAGTCTATGTACTATTTTACCAGCACAATCTTCACTTAAAGCTAATACAGGACTCCAGCCATCATAACCTTGATTACCAGTTGTTATTATTTCGTCACATCCGTTGCAACTCATTTTATATATTATATTAAATTGTTTATAAATCTATTAATCGCAGCAATATTCAATCTTTAATCTATTGAACATATCCATTAAAGAACTAGCTCTAATAATATCTCCACATTGAGCAGCACTCTCAGCAGCATCTAAAATCATTCTAGCTTGAGTATATTTTAATACACTACCATCATCTTCACAAGTATCACAAAAATCTTGTACAAGCTTTAATAATAAGTTTTGCATTTTACACTCAGCAGCACATTTAAATACTATCCAAATACGTTTTTCATAGTTACCAGTTGGAGTAACTACTCTATAAATAAATTGATATACACCATCATTAAACTTAGTTGTGTTACCACTAAAATCACTTGCTAGTATATTTAATTCAAAATTAGTATCAGAGGTAGGAAAGTAAGTAAAAACATCAACTATTCCTAAACTGTTACCATTAATATCTTGCATTTCTAAAGTTGCTGCAGTAGCTGAACCAGTAGCTGGATTAGGAGTACCCCAACCAGTTGTATTAGCTAAAGAGTATAGACCAGTTAACTCTTTAAAAGTTAACCATTCTTGATTAATATATTCAGTTATATTTATATTTAATTGTAAAGCCATGGATTAATTATATTAAAAAAGGCTACAGCTATAACTAGCCATAGCCTTTTTATTAAAATTTAAAAGTTGTTATTAGGTTAACTGAGTAGTCAACGGAGTTGAAGTAGTACCTGCAGTAATAAAAGCATCTAATACAGCTGCAATATAAGTTAATTCAGCAGATGTACTTGAAGGAGATACAGGTGTACCACCAGTAATAGAACCACCATTAACAGCAAGTCTAACTTGTTTACGAGCAATTGGATTATTAATAAAGCTCATAGTACCAGACTGAGTAGCTACTTCAAGATCAATGATTGAGTAGTATCCAGTAAGTTCAACATTAGAACGCATTGTTACAGGAGGAACCTGAATCAAGTTAGCATCATGCATACCTTCAAACAATTGGAAGAAGAATTCTTCTTCAGCAATTTGCTCATATACACCAGAACCTTCAGTAGGAACTGCATAAGCATTGCTAACAGTTGTAGCACCAAAATTAGTTGCAGTAGTTACAAACTTAGAAGTTTCATAACGGAAGATATTTGGAGCAAATTTAGTTTGAAGATAACCAGTAAAACGAATACCCCAACCAGCACCAGCAGTACCTGAAGTAGTAACAGGAGTTACAACTTGAAGAGTAGCAACAGCAGCTACGGTATTTGTAGATCCTTGATAAGGAGTATCAAGAACAAGATTAGTAGCATTTTTTTCTTTTACTTTATAAATTGCACTAGTAACACCAGTAGCAAGTCTAAAATATGTACCAACAGGTAAGTTAGTAATAGTACCAGTCCAAGTTACTTGTGAAGAATTTTTAGTAAAAATAATGTTAGTACCTGTACCAGTTCCAGCAGCTTCAGTAGTAGAACTATTTACACGTTCTACAGCATAAGGAATATTTACATATCTTTGCACATCTTGAATAGCATATTTTACTAAATAATCTACAAGAGAACTAGTAGTATCACTTACAGTTATTTTATAACCAACAATTGATTCCATTAATTTATCACTAAATTGGAAAAAGTTAGTTTTAAAAGTATTACGCAAAATAACTGATGTACCAGCACCAGGTAATTCAATTGTACCTGTACCAGTTGTAGCAGATACATACCCTACATAAGATACCTGTTGAGTAGCAGGAGCAAATTTTTTAGCTTTCCATGAAAGAAGACTTTCTCTTGTAAAAGGAGCAGACTTAATTAAAGGTTTATTAGCACCTTGACCTTGTACTAATACTACAGGAGTAGTGCTTGCTACATCATCTGCAGATGTACTACTAAGAATAACTCCATCCATTGTAGTAAGAGCTACAGCCCCATCAGCAAGAGTACTTGGGCTAGCTACTTGACCTGCTGTTGGATTAGTAGCGGCATTTTTACCTATGAGTAATTGTTTGTGATTACTTACGTTTTGTAATGACATTGTTTAATTTGTTTAATGTTTATAAATAATTTGATTAATTAATTGTTAATTATTAAAAAGTGAATTTTAACAGTAGCTGCTCCTGTAGTAGTACCACCAACATTAGTTAATGTAATATTACAACTTCCATTAGCAATACTACTAACTAAAGCATTTACAGATGAACCTGTAGCTCCTTGTTCACAGTTTGTTAAAATAACAGAACTAGAAGTTATTGTAGAGTTTGTTAATGTAAAAGCACTAGCTGAAGCACCAGCTGCTAATGTAGTAGATACTGTAGTAATAACTCCAGATTTAGAGTTTAAAGTAACTCCTGTAGTAATACTAGTAGCTTGAGTAACCGTGCTTGGTGTAAAACTATTGTTGATATAATCTACAATTGGATTAACATCACCACCTACAGCAGGTAGAGCTTCATCTAATGAGCTTCTTACTTCAGCTCTATTTGCACTTGAAATTTTGTTTAAAGACATTTCTTTGATTTTTTAATTAATATATTAATAAATTGATTTGTTATTGTTATTTTTAAAGAATTAATTTGTGTAACTATAGCTTATTCCCTGTATGTGTTATTTGTACTAATCTCAGCTTGCATTCTATTATAAGCTTCAATATCTTTAACAGCTATTTCTACAGTTTTTCTAACTAACTCTCTATGAATATGATCAGATAGTTGACTTACTTGATCATTTAAATTAGTAGTTAAATCAATTGGGTTAGGTTTTTTAACATATCTAAATACATATTTTTGTATGTTATAAGAACCATCTGTAATTAATTCATGTTTTCTACCTTCAATTCTCATCCTCCAAACTTTGTTTTTATTAGGTTTGTTGTAAGGATTGTCTAGAGCTCTAACATATTCGTTATGATTAATCTCTAAAACATACTTACGAGGAGTACACTTATCACTAGTTAATACTTCTTCATATACAGTAAACCAGTGAACATCAGAATAATCTGTAGGATTATCTAATAGTGTATTAGGCAGCTCTACAAATACACCATTAGGCATATTTAGTAGAGGATTATAAGGAAGTGGTGTTAGCATTGCATGTTTAACTAACTCACCTAAATCCTGTATTCTTTTTTCAGTCTGTTCAAAAGACTTTCCAGTAGAGTTATTACCTGTATAATAAGTAACAACCAAGAGTTCTTGAGCTTCTGTTGCCATGGCTGAAATTTCGGCAGGCTCATAACCTGGCAAAGCTTGACTTGCTAATTTATCAAATTGTAGATAAAAGTTGTTCAAGAACTCTTGTTTTGTCATTGCTACTTAATTATATATTAACTTAGGGTCTGTTTAATTGTTTCACTCCTAAGTAGGTTAATAAATTACTTTTTACTGTTTTCTATTTGAGCTTTAATCTTCAAATAGATATCTTGATTTTTAGGAGATTCTAAGAATTCTACAGTTTCTTGTAAAGTTCTACCAATTTCATCTCCACCTTTAAGAGAATAACCACCTTTAGTAGTTCTATCAATTGCTTTAGCATCAACAGCCTTACTAATAAATGCTTTAGTTGCAAAGTGTTTATCTTCCATAATTTCAACAAATCCTTTAATATTTGTATCAATTATTTTTTGTATTTCAGATTTTAAAAACTCTACATCACTATTCTTAACTATTCTATTAGTAATTAATCTAATTACCATAGCCATTTCTTCAACAGAATCTTCAATCTTACCAAAATACTTATAAGCTTTCTTATTAATTTCAGTTTTAGTTATATTATCTTTAATAGTTTCATCTTCATCTACTAAAGCAAACTTGTATTCTCCACTATCATATTTAGTATTCCAATTAGAAGCAATCCTTCTATCATTTTTTAATACTAAATATTCTAAGTATTGAAGTGGGTCATTTAAATCTAAAGTCTTACCTTCTTTATTTAGTTTAACTCTAAATGTAGACCAAAATCCATTCTTCTTATAAAAAGACATATTACCTGGTTCAAGATTAAGAGCATCTTCAAATGCTTTTCTTTCTGGTTCAGACAATACTGATTTATATCTGGTTGTACCTGGTTCAGGTGTTAAATCTGTAGACCATACTGTATCAGTATACATAAACTCTCCGTCATGTCCTTTAGGAAAGTTACCATTATTTCTTAGAATTGGTTTTACTAAAATCTTTTTGTTTTTTAAAATACTGTCAATTGTGACAGGTTCTTTTTCTACTATCCCCATAGTTTTTATATATAATTAATTTGTTTCTTTTTATATAAATAAAGTAGAGTGGGTAAAAACCCACCCTACTAAATTTTAAATTATAGATTAGGAATGAAACGAGCTAATCTCATTGGATTATGTACTTTAATACCTAGGGTACAAGCACGAACTACTTCATAACCATCAACCTTAGATACAGTCATACCAGGTTTAGTACCACTATTAGATGGACTAAATGGATCACGCAATCCAGGAATGTATTTGTAAACATCTTGAGAACCTTTTACAGTTACTTTTTGAATGTTTGGTTTACCTTGTGAAGTACCAAAGTCAAGAATTAAGTATTCATATGAACTTAAGATACCACCATCAGGATGTTGAATAGCACACAAGCTAGGATCATCCAAGAAAGGAATGTGCATCAATTCAATTTCAATACCATTGATAAATGAATACTTCTTGAATTGACCTCCATAACTCATATTAGTAAGTGTACCACCAATACGAATTTCTTCTCTTGAAGGAGCAAATGTTACAGCTTTGGTTTCAACAGCTTTATGGAACTGACGCATACCATACTCACCTGTACCAAGTACAAATCTACGTTGATCTTCAGGAAGTTTACCTACTGATAAACTCATTAAGATTTCACTTAATACATCAATATTAAATGTAGTGTAGTAGTGTACATTTGAAGGAGAAATTTGATCCAAAAGTCCGTAACCAGTTTTGATTTCATATCCTGAATCTCCCTTCATGGTGTAAGAACCTTGAGAGTTTTTTAAAGATTTTCCATACAACTGAGCCATAGACTTCATTCTCTTCCAAGATACCATAAAGTCGTAGTCAAGTTTACCTAACCAGGTAGTATGACGTTTATCTTGAGCATCTACAAAGAAGAATCCAAGTGGAGCATTTTCTTTTTGATCAATCATATCACCAGGTACTAAGTACTCAGAACGCATGAATGAGCAACGATTTTGCATTCTAAACGGTGAACTGAAGTTCAATGAACTAGAACCACGTTGAGAAAGAGTTTGTTCAGCTAAAGCATACATTTTAACAAAACGTACACCATTTGTAAGTTCACTTACAGGAACAAACAAGTTAGCATCACCAGATACTAAAGCTACTTCATAGCACCAGTTAGCACCATTAGGCTTAGGATCAGACATAACACGCATTTGATAAGTTTCTTTTGCATAGCTAGCAGGAGCAATTACATCAGAATACTCAAAAATACGATCAGGAAATTCCAAGTAAAAACTTGTGTTACCAATACCAGGAGTAGCACTTGTAGCAGGACTAGTTAAAGCTACATCAGTGTAATACGCAAGTAATGGAATGTTTTTGAAAGGTGATTGAGAGTTAAGCATCCATTCAAAAGGAGCATCTCTTTCAATTTCCATAGTTTCAAATTGTTCCATAAATCTATCGAAATCTAATCCTAGATTAACATCGTAGATATTACTGATCAATTCAGACACCATGATAGGTTGTTCACCATACATAGCCCCAATGTGATTTTTTGTGGTTAAACCACTCCAATCCTTAGGACTAAATTTTTGCAATTGGTTAATAATTTGACTCATTAATTTTAAAATTTATATTGTTAAGGGTTAATTTTATTTTTTAAATACTGTTTTTAAAGCATCAAGTACATCTGAATTATCATCAGAATTTCTAGAATTAGCATTAGATTTGTTGATTCTTGATTTTAAATCTTCTTCTAATTGTTTTTCTAGTTTATTTAATGCTTTAGTTTCACTCTTTTTAGTTATTAAATCAAACTTAGGGTTTTCATCAAACAATCCTAGTTTAGCATAATAATTAAGTTTTACTTCAAAACCAATAGGATCTTTCTCTCTTAGCAACATTACTTGAGAATAGTTTACACCATCTTTTTGAGTTGCAGGTTTTGTAATCATATTAAAAAGATCTTTCTTAGCTTTATCATCAAGTTTAATACCTGGAATAATTTCTTTAGTTTCCTTAATAGTGTTATTCAAGTTATTAATAGTTTGTTCATAAGCAAGACGTTGTTCTTCTTGTTCTTGTTTAGTTCTTTCTTTTAGTTCTTCTAATCTTTGAGCTTCTAATTCTTTAAGTTCACTTAAAGCTTCAGTTGCTTCTTCTTCTAGTTCATCTAATTCTAAAGACTTACTAATCATCTTTTCAATCTTAGATTCATTAAAACCTTTATTAAGGTAATAATTTCTAACTAGGTTTTTTTGTAATTCGAGATTATCAGATAATACTTCATCATCAATTGAATCTAATCTAATTTGATTAGAAGTAATACTAAGCAACTCATCAAAAGGTACTCCTTGTTCATAGTTCTCAATAATAGTTGTAATCTCTTCAGGTAAATTACTTCTCCACTCTTTTATTTCATTCTCAGCTACTGATTTGAAGTAGTTAAATAATGAATCTTTATCTTCAAACACTTCATCAACTATACCTTCTTCTTTAAGAAACTCAGATAAAGTTTTGTAGATTGTTGAGTCTTTAGACTCAGTAGTTACTTTTTCAGAATCTTCTGTATCATTAGTTGATTCAACAGTAGTTTCTTCAGTACTAGTTTCTTCTGCTTGTCCAGCTAGATCTGCCTCTAATTCATCTAGCGTAACAGCATTAGCATTTGGGGTTTCTGTAGTAGTAGTTTCTTCTTCAGCAGCAGGTGGTGTATTAGCACCTTCTAAAGAATCAACACTTACAGAATCTTGATTTAAAAGAAAGGACCCTAACCCTTCAAATAATTCGTTTTTTTCAGTCATGTTAGTTAATATATTAGTTTATTTATAATTTGTATTATAATTATTTATTTTATATTTTTTCTGTTAATAGCTTAATATCTAGTTTTTACTTTGTGAAGTTAAGAATTCATGTAAACAACTACCTAGTAAATCAACTAATTGTTCATCATCAGAAAGCTTATGATAATTACATTTATCTAACCAAGCATGTATAATTTCATGACAAGTAGTTTGATTAATTATATCTTCATTAACAGGATACTTATCAGTATTTTCTTGTATAAGAATTTTATTTTCATTAGATAACCACATACCTAAACACTTCTTTTTATATAAAGATTTACGACTTTCTATCTTAATAAGTTGTCCAAATATGTTAAAGTTGTTTATCATTATTTAGCTTTTTTATCTTGTTGTAATGCTCCTGCTCCTATTATAACTGCTGGAGGAATTACTGCTGGAGCTTTGTTTATTATCTCTAAAAGTTTATTTTTATCTTTTATTTTATAAGGCAAGCTGTAACCGTCTGATATTAAATGCAAGTTATCTTCCATTGTTTTCAAATCTATAGTCTGACCTGGCTTTAAACCAAGCTTTTGTCTAAATCTAAAAATTTCAGGATAGGCTTCAGATGGCGTTAATCTTACAGCATCTGTAAAATCATTCCATAATCTATGAAGTACAGGATTGTTTTTGTCTAATAAAAGTTTTGCTTTATGTATTCCTTCATGAACACCCTTATCGACAGTAGCGTTTAAAGGTATAGA